GGAGTTTGAACGGTCGGGTGGGAGGTTATGTCAAGTCGGCCTTCATGAAAGGCGCTAGAGATGATCTGGAAAGTATAGATAAGACCTCCGCGCCAATAGGTGCCAAAGTTGGCTATGTAGTCGAGCAGGGAGATGGATTTTGGTTCGGTTGCTGTGGCGTTGCCTTCGACTTCAGCCATGGGACCAACTTCAGTTGTCCAGAGGACAGATTCGGCCTCGTCAGTTACCTTCCAAGGAATGGTGGTCACGTAGGATGGGCGGGAAGTCAGTGACTTGATGTTGGTTTCGGATGCACGGTTGGCGAAATGTTCTCGATCACACAGATCCTGGCTAGAAGGATCCATGGTGAGTTTGTCGATGTTCTCCGTGTTGCGAGTTGGGGAGAAATATTGGATGTGGCGATTGATGATTGGTTCGGGGTTGATTCCGATGGCTGGCTTGTCGAGGCCAACAACAGAGAGGGCATCTCCAATGATGTTGCCTGGAAGGAGTGAGTCGATAAGTCCAGACAGAGCTGGTTTTCCGGATTGAGCGGTAGCCATAGTTGTTGGATTTTCATCACCACTTGTTGGATGCAAAAGGTAGTGATGATTATCTTTCTGGAGTTTGCCTCCGTATGTTTTCGTGAAGCCAAAGTCATTTGTTGGATCGCAGATGTAACCTCGCTGGAAGAAGTCACTGTAAAGCGTTCCAAACTGAATCAGATTGTATTTTGGTCGGACAGCCAAGATCGCGTCCCGCACAGTGTTGAAGTATGCGGAGCCGTTGAAGAAACAATTACGGAGAGTAGCATTGCAATTGTCCTCAGTAGCTTGTTCGGGATCGTCAGTCTCGCGAATCCAATTGGTGGTCTCAAAATTGGCGGACTCCTCGAAGATGGGTACAAAAGTACCATTCATCTGCCGGGTTGTGCGCTTCAAAAAGGAGCACTCCTTGAATGGGCGGAGCTCGCTGCTAGTTTGATCTTTAGCAGCGGTGGTGTAGACGATGTCGTGTTCGAGGAAGGTGTCAGCGAGAACCTGGGCGTTGTAGTGTGGGGCAAGAGCTTGGTCAATAATGACCCAGTTGTCGTCTCCGTAGATTGCAGTACGGACGAACTTGCGATAGTGGTAGATATCACGCCATTCATTTGGCATGACCATCTGCCACACACAACGGAGGTAGGCTTCAGAGACTATGCTGTTGATAACGACTGTCATGTCTCCTCCTGAAGAGTTTC